GTCAAAATCAAACGGATGCTGATAATGTTTCTAGTTAAGTATCTTCCTAAGGTTCCACACAGGGGGTTCGTAGGCCTGTGCACAAAGGCAAAGTAAATAACAACAATTACCTAACGTTGTTAACGAATTCTTAGTAACAAGAATGGAATCTCTCCCGAACATCTTCTTTAGCCATAGCCATAGAAGCGGAGATCATTTGTTCGAAAAAGTCCAAACCCACATATTTACAGTTCTGTTTCCAGAATTTTTGGAAGCGGGACAAAGGGTTCTTTTCACCGAGTTCTTTACGAAGCTCTGATATCCTTGCAGCTGCTACCTGTGCGTCCGAAAAAAGGGACCCAGGAATAGAGAGCCAGCAGCTCTTTCCTCTTAGCTCATACGAAAAACCAGCAGATTGACCATTACTAGCATCAAAGAATGGTTCAATGGGATCTATCTCTACCTTACTATCAAAAAACGGGTAATTAACTTGTTTCGATAGTTTACGAATAAATGGATGATTTTTCTCCATTATTCGAAGCGCGCGTTGCGGCTGATCACCAGGGAGTTGTCGAATATATCTCTGAAGACTAGGTAAGACACTGAGACGATTCATCTCAGTGTCCTCCATCTCTTCGGGAAGACCTACTCGATTTACTCCCTTTCCTTTCCCTCTTTGAGTTAAAATACCAAAGTTACAATATGGAACAGGTTCTACCTTACAAATCAACTCACGAATTATTTCTAATTTGTCAGAAGATTTTGAACAGGAGATCGTTCCAAGATTGAATTTGGAAACTCGAAAGAGTACGGAGTTAATTTGAGCCACGCGACTCGAAAAAAGGTTTTTACCCACAGATGGGATAAAACCAAATTTCGGTATGGTAGATAGCCAGGTTTTGTACTGCTCTGGATATGTACAAAAGAGGATATCGTCTCCATTCACCTTAACATTGGGTGTTTTACTCTGGAAACGAAATGCATAACGGAAAGCAATATAATTCGCTATGCAAAGGATCGGAAAAGAAAGAACGTGACCCATAAGTTGTCCATTCGTTTGGTGTACAATCTTACCGCCGGAATTCCAATTACCATAATACTTACTCCACGGGCAACCTGGGAGTTTGGATCTCTCGTCATACTCGATTTGAGATTTATTGAACGAGTAGAGACACCGGTAATAGAGTTCCGGATCGGTCTTAAGCAAGTCCCGG